TTAAAACTTAAAAATAATATCGATGTTATCCATAGTAACCTCGACTCTATCTATCAATTGCTTAACTATCCTAGATTGAACATCATACGAAGATTTTCTAATGTCAAGGTTATCCATCAGCATTCCAAGAGAGTCTTCGTTTTTCTTGTCTAAATAATTCAATTTAATTGCTTTGTTATAATCATCTTTTAAATGATTGAGTTCTTCGATGTCTTTTTTTAGTTTTGGTAGGTCAATCAAATCATTAATATATAAATCGTTTAGACGATTGATTTTTTTATCGATTATCTCTATTTCTTTTTTTAAAGGTGTAATATCAATTATATTGTCATCTTTTTTTATTTTTTTAAGATATTCTTTATCGTGTTGAAGTTTATAAAGAACATCAATAACATATTTTTCGATGTGTTTTTTTTCATATCGACCAGTGTTACAAATCTTTTGGTTATTATAATTATTAACACTTCGTCTAGCCAAACTTTCTGTTTTATTAACACAAACGTAAGTTTGCCTTCTCGTACCATCGTTCTTAGCTCTTCCTGTGCATACTTTTAAAGGGGCACCACAATAACCGCATTTTGCTATGTGAGAAAGCATATATTTCCCTTGAAAAGGTCTAGTATTTGTTTTCGTATCTGTCCTATGTGCTAAAGCTATTTGCGCTTTATTATATGTTTTTTCGTCGATAATGGCTTGATGATCACCTGAGAAAGTTTGTTCCCTATACTTCACTAATCCTTTATATGTTTCGTTTTCTAATATTCTTTTTACTTTTACATGTGTCCACGTATTCCCGACGAAATTGTCTCTCGCGTAATTTGTAATTGACATGATTGAGCAGCCAGAGATTATCATGTCAAACATCTGCCTGACATTAGCAGCCTCTAACTCGTTGACCGACAATGTTTTTTCGTCTTTGTTGTATCTATATCCATAAGGTGGTGTTTTCCAAGCCGTTGTTTTTCCAGATTTTGCTCTATTCATAACACCAAACTGCATTCGCTCTTTAATCTGTTCTCTTTCAAACTCTGCAATAGCTGACAAGAGAGTGAGAAAGAGATTTCCCATTGCTGAAGAAGTGTCGATATTTTCTTTTAAGCTGACAAAATGGATATTGTTAGCAGTAAATACATCTTTGACTAAGTAAAGTGTGTCTTTTACATTTCTTGATAGCCTGTCTAGTTTATAGACTAAAATAGTATCAAATTTATTGTTTTTACCGTCTTCAATCAATTCTGTTATTGCCGGTCGTTCAAGTTTACCGCCTGAAAAACCTGCATCAGAGTAGTTTTTGTAAATTTTCCATTCCATTGCCTCACAATACTTTGTTAAAGCTTCAATCTGTCCTTGAATGGAATATCCTTCTTCGGCTTGATTTATTGTTGATACTCTAGAGTAAATAGCTACTTTTCTCATTGTTTTTTACCTCATTTTTTGTTAAAATGAGTACAGTAAAGAGACCTACTTAAAGCAGGTTTTTACTATACTAGATTCGCCTCACGCTCAGAGTCGCCAAACTTTGAGAGCGTGGGGCTTTTTTTATTTTGTCTCAAATATACAGCTGCACTCGTTACAGTGCCATTGCTTCTTCCCTTTTTCTCCTAAAAATCCCATAACTGTTCCACCTATTAAAAGAGTTCCTGCGACGGCCTTTTTAACAGAAAATGTCTTTTTACCTTGCTGCATAAATCCAACATTAGTACTTTTACATTTTGGACATCTTACCGCCTCTTTTTCTTTTTTTATCACTTGTTTTATTTCGCTATTTAATTGGGTCTGTCGTACTGAGTTTTTCATTACTTGCTTTAAGCCACGGTTTTCAATCTCATTCATCTTTTCTGCATTGTTTTTTGCTTCAAAATATTCTCCCAGATTTTTTGATTTTAAAAGTTGTTTTAACGTCATATCATTGTCCTCTCTAAAAACATTAGTTAAAATTCAATCGGTGTAAAACTACCAACAACGTCATATATTTTAATGTATGTATCTTCTGCTGGTGGATAGCCAATAAAAATATCGCTATATTTTTTATTAAGTGATACTAATCGAAGTCCATCATGTTCAGTGTAAACTTTTTTAAAATAAGTGTTCCCGTTATGTACAACAATACATAATTGTCCGCTGTATGTTGACATTCCTTTATCAACGATATAAAGCATATCTCCTTGCTCGTACTTTGGTAACATGCTATCGCCTCTTATGCCAATAGCATAATCATAATGTGGAGGTTCTTCGTCTGTATAAACTGTATAAGTATCATAGTCATCTGCTTCAAAACCTCTACCAAATCCGCTTGCTGCTGCAGCAAAAGTCGTTCCTTTAACTTCAAAAATATCTTCGATATCAGTTTTTTTATCACTGAAATTGATGATTTTTGTTTGTTCTTCCAATTGCTCTTTTGCTGTATCTAAAACAATTACTCTTCGTTGTTCTTCTAATTCGCGGTATATTCCAAGCAGTTCCGAACCATCTACTTCGCTATTTAAATCAATACCAAGTAAAAACTCTGTTGATATATTAAGTGCTTTAGCAAAATCATCTGCCCTGTTTAAAGGAAATTCTCTTGTTTTATTAAAATATCTAGACATCGTTGATTTTGCAATACCAACATTTCTAGCCAACTCACTCATTGACATCTTTCTTTCTTCTACTTTGCTCTGTATCAAAGAAATAATTTCGCTGTTTGTTCTCATGTTTTGTTATCCTTAATGTTATTTAGTAATATCATTATACCATCGTTCCCAAAAAAATACAATAAAACGCTAAAAAACAAATAAACGTATTTTTTTTAGAAAAAATCGTTGACAATTTGGAACGTAGGTTTTATAATAAAGGTGTTCCAAAACGGGAACAAAAATAAAAAAAGGAGTATGTATATGACAATCAATTTGAAGCGACTAAAAGCCGAGCGAATTGCTAGCGGTATGACACAATGTGAAGTTGCACAATCTATGGGGTGGAAAACACGAACACCATATGCAAAAAGAGAGAACGGTATTGTTTCAATTGGAGCTGATGAGCTTGCAAAAATTACTTTGATTTTTGGATTACCAATCGAAAAAATAGCAATTTTTTTTGATAAAGACGTTCCCGTAATGGAACGATGATGCAAATAAAAAAGCCCTGTAAAATAGCAGTTTACGGGACAGACAGATTCTTATGAGGCAATTTTACCATGAAAAACAAAAAAGAGCAATGGACCCCAAAAGTTCACTGTTTTCGAAAAGATGGTTCACAATGTGAGCCAGAAAATATAACAGTGCCAATTTCTTTTGCAGGTTACTATCAAATTTTATTAGAACTAGGAGTATAACATGAAACTATTAGATTTTATTTTTACAAAACCAAAAAAACAGGAACCGATTAAACACGATACTAAGCGATTGTCATCTGAAAAGCAGTATGATGCATTCCACGCTTATATGAGAAAAAAAGTATGAAACAACAACTAATTAACGACAACGAATTTTTGCGAGACGAAAATCGCAGGTTAAATAATGAATTGGCGGAACATTACTTTGTAGTTACAGCTAAAGCAAATTTATTAGATGTCATTATTGCTAGTGATTTTATCTTGAAAAGTACGCTAGATAAATGCATTGCTGAATTGGATGAAATTGATCAAATAGCCCTGTTAAAAGCATGGAACAAGGGAGAATTATAATGTCAATAACAATAAACAAACTTGAAATCGAAAACGTTAAGCGTATTAAAGCGGTAAAGATTGAACCATCTGCAACAGGCTTGACCATTATCGGTGGTAATAATAACCAAGGCAAAACAAGCGTATTAGATGCTATTGCTTGGGCACTAGGCGGTAATAAATACAAGCCTAGTCAAGCTATGCGCGAAGGATCGCAAGTGCCACCTACGCTTAAAATTACCATGTCAAATGGACTTATTGTTGAACGGAAAGGCAAAAATGCCAGTCTTAAAGTAATTGATCCAAACGGCCAAAAAGGCGGTCAGCAGTTGCTAGATAGCTTTGTAGAAGAATTGGCTATTAACTTGCCGAAATTTATGGATAGTACACCAAAAGAGAAAGCAGATGTCTTGCTTGAAATTATTGGTGTCGGTGATCAGCTAGCAGAGTTAGAGCTAAAAGAAAAAGAAATATACAATCAACGTCACGCTATCGGTGTTATAGCAGACCAAAAAGAAAAGTTTGCTAAGGAGATGACATATTATCCTGACGCACCTAAACAACTGGTAAGTATTTCTGAGCTTATCCAACAACACCAAGCTATCTTAGCCAAAAACGGAGAGAATGCTCAAAAGCGTCAAAATGTAGAACGTATTCGCTATGATTATAATCAATCTATCTTGGAAGTTGACCGTTTACGCAAGTTATTAGCAGATGCAGAAGCTAAGACGAATAAGTTAAGCGAGGATTTAAAAATAGCAAATACTGACGCTATGGATTTACATGATGAATCAACAGCTGAAATCGAGGCGAATATTGCCGATATTGATGAAGTCAACCGCAAAGTGCGCGCTAACTTTGATAAAGATAAAGCTGAAGAAGATGCTAAACAGCAGCGTGAACAATATAACATATTGACTAATGATATTGAGTCAATTCGTCAACAAAAAAGAGACTTATTGATTAATGCAGATTTGCCGCTTGAAGGCTTATCAGTAGATGATGGAAAGTTACTTTACCTTGGTCAAGAGTGGGATAACATGTCAGGCAGCCAACAACTAATAGTAGCAACTGCTATTGTACGTAAACTAAAACCAGATTGTGGCTTTGTTTTGATTGATAAACTCGAACAGATGGACAATATCACACTTGAACAATTTGGTAAACGGCTAGAGCAGGAGGGTTTGCAAGCTATTGCAACCCGTGTATCAATTGGTGAAGAGTGTGCCATCATTATAGAAGATGGATACTCAGTGGAAAACAAAGCTCATAACTTTAAAACAGCAGAGGGTGGTAATTTTGCTGAAACAGTAGCACCGACTTGGAAAGGTGAGTTTTAGAAAGAGAGGTAAATATGCAAATTACAAGAGGTAAACGAGCACGTGCTCAACGTGTCATCATTTATGGACCAGAAGGAATCGGTAAATCTAGTTTTGCTGCTAATTTTCCTGAACCATTGTTCATTGATACGGAGGGATCAACAGACAATATGGATGTGGCCCGTATGGATAAACCAACAAGCTACACTATGCTAAAAAATCAAATTGCATGGATTAAAGCGAATCCAACATGTTGCAAGACACTGGTCATTGACACAATCGATTGGGCAGAAAGCTTAATAGTAGATGATGTCTGTGCTCAACATGGCAAGAAAGGTATCGAGGACTTTGGTTGGGGCAATGGTTATACCTACACAAAAGAGGAAGTAGGTCGATTCTTGAATATGCTCCAAGAACTGATTGAACTCGGTATCAATATTGTATTAACTGCCCATGCACAAATGAGAAAATTTGAACAACCTGACGAGATGGGAGCTTATGACCGTTGGGAGTTGAAACTTGGTAAAAAGACAAGCTCACAGACTGCCCCCTTGGTCAAAGAATGGGCTGATATGGTCTTGTTTGCCAACTACAAAACAGTAGTTATGACTAGCGAATCAAAAAAGAAAAAGGCAACTGGTGGTCAACGTGTGCTATACACGCAACATCACCCAGCGTGGGATGCAAAAAACCGTCATGGGTTACCAGACGAAATGCCTCTTGACTATGCAGTAATCGCACATCTATTCGCACAAGTACCAACTCAACCAGTGCCACAAACGCCACCAGTACAGGAAACTCCTGCATCACAAACCGCACATGAATCCGTACATGAGCAAGCTGAAAAAGCACCAGAACAACCACCTATGCAACCGACATCTGCGCCGGTAGCCTACCCACCAAGTATGCCAAAAGCATTGACTGACTTGATGTCGGCAGAGCAGGTCACTCCTGATGAGCTTGTGGCAGTAGCAAACATCCGAGGACACTTCCCGCCAATGACACCAATTGAAAACTTCCCGTCAGATTATTGGAATATGATTGTGGCCAATTGGTTAGCTACGTTAGAAGTGATTAAAACGCAAGTGCGTACTGTCGAGCCACCCTTTACTGTGGAAGGCGCATAGGTTTTGGGAATTAGAAATTATAGCGAGGTATAACAAACAATGAATAAAACAATCAAATTAGACTTGTCTGCCATCGGAGAAGGTGGCTTACAAGAAAAAGTAGACAAGGAATTGGAAAAAGTCTTTGACAATATCTTAGATCCTAATACAGAAACAAAAGTAGCCCGTAAAGTAACTATTACGTTAACTATGAAACCAGACGATGCCCGTCAAACTGTTTCAACAGCTATGGAAGTTAAGTCAACGCTAGCACCACAGACAGGCGTGGCTACAACGGTCCTTGTTGGTCAAAAAGATGGTAAGGTTTATGCTAACGAGCTCAAAAGCGCGATGCCTGGTCAAACTTATTTTGACGATGAGGCAGTGCTAAGAACTGACATCGGTGAACCAATTGATCACCTTGAAAAAGGTATTAATGAAGATGTTATTGATTTTAATAAGCAAAAGAAAGTAGGAAACTAACATGACAGAAAACATTAAAGAAGCTTTGGAATATGCAGTAAATACAGCTCACGAAAAACCTAAGACTATCTTGGGTAGTGATGGTAAAGAGTATTATGATCGCAACAAATATTCTTTGGTTGAACTTAAAACTAAGTATTATCCAAAAACATTGAATTTAAACACGCTTGACAGTTTAATTGATTATCTTAAATCAGATATGAACAATATTAATTCCAAGCGTCTTATGGTCATTGTAGAAGGCCCTCGTGAAGTTATTGTTTGCGAAGAAGATGATGACGACCTTAATCGAAATGTGTTAGTAACTGTGGAGGCAATTATTCCAAATGTTCAATTTGGCCGCTATGATTCACCTTCTGATTTTAATATTAGTCTGCAATCATTATTCGTTAACGCTGACGATCGTAACACAGTTATTGAATTCGCTAGTGCATTAAAAATCGAAAATGGCTCAGAAATTGTTGATGATGGCATTGGTCAAACTGCCACAATTAAACAAGGTGTGGCAAGCCTTGCAAAAGCTAAGGCGCCAAACCCAGTTACATTACGTCCATACCGCACATTTTCTGAAGTAGAACAACCTTCAAGTGAGTTCATTTTCCGCATTAATCAACTTGCTAATATGGCTTTGTTTGAAGCAGATGGTGGAAAGTGGCGCTTAGATGCTATCAATAATATTGCTAACTACTTAAAAGAAGAACTTGCTGATCAAACTAACATTACAATTTTAGCTTAATAGAAAATAGGAGAAATAAAAATGACTGAATACAATAACAACTTTGACCGTGAATTGGGATGGGATGATGAAATTACACAAGACAGTGTAGGTTTTGTTCAATTAGTGCCTGGTGATTATCAATTCACAGTAACCAATATGGAGCGTGCTCGTCACACACCTAATCCGAAGAGTCCAGGAAAATTACCAGCGTGTAACAAGGCGGTCGTTACGATTCAAATAGAAACATCAGAAGGAATCGCGCAATTAACTCATAACTTATTCCTACATACTACAACAGAAGGTATGCTATCAGCTTTCTTTGGAGCTATTGGTCAAAAGAAACATGGGGAACCACTTAAAATGAACTGGAATACCGTCATCGGAGCTAAGGGGGTTGCTCGTATTAATAAACGTAAAGGCACCGGCGATTATGCTGATCGCGAATACGATAACATCAAATCTATGATTTACGCTGATGAAGTTGATTGGACAAAAGTATTAAATAAAGATGTCGCACAACCACAGCAAATGACACATCAACAATCTGCTCAACCTACATATCAGGGACAACAGGCACAAGGCACTAATTTTGCACAACAACCAGCAACGCAGTCATATCAACAAGGTCAAATGCAAACACCTCAACAACCTCAAGGCGGATGGGGAGGATTCTAATGCAGCTTAGACCTTACCAAGAAGAGGCAAGGTCAGCAGTGCAACACGAGTGGGAAGACGGCAAGAAGAGAACTCTTCTTGTCCTTCCAACTGGTTGCGGTAAAACTATTGTCTTTTCGAAAATTATCGAAGACCGTGTAAGGCTCGGAGAGAGAGTTTTGGTTCTGGCTCATAGGTCCGAACTTTTAGAACAGGCTAGTGATAAATTGATGACAGCAACTGGATTAGGGACAGCATTAGAAAAAGCAGAGAATACTTCTTTAGGGTCATGGTTCAGGGTTGTAGTTGGATCAGTTCAAACGATGCAGAGAGAGAAGCGTTTGAGTAAGTTTCCTACAAATCATTTTGACACAATTATTATTGATGAAGCCCATCATGCCATCTCTGATGGTTACCAAAGAGTTTTGCAACACTTTGATAGTAGCAATGTTTTGGGAGTGACAGCGACACCAGATCGCGGTGACAAACAAAATCTAGGTAAGTATTTCGATAGTTTAGCTTATGAATATTCCTTAGTAGATGCCATCAAGTCTGGTTACTTATCTAAAATTACCGCAGTTACTATCCCGTTGACTTTGGACTTATCTACAGTTAGTCAGCAAGCTGGAGATTTTAAAGCAAGTGAGATTGGGACGGCGCTTGACCCGTACCTAGAACAAATTGCCGATGAAATGGTGAAGCAATGCGCAAACCGTAAAACAGTTGTATTTCTTCCGCTTGTTAAAACTTCCCAAAAATTTCGTGATATTCTAAACCAAAAAGGATTTAAAGCAGCAGAGGTCAATGGGGAATCGAAAGACCGCGCTGAAGTCCTAGAAGACTTTGATAATGATAAATATAATGTACTATGCAATTCAATGCTTTTAACGGAGGGGTGGGATTGCCCGACAGTCGATTGCGTAGTTGTACTGAGACCCACAAAAGTAAGAGCTCTTTATAGTCAAATGGTTGGTCGTGGCACACGATTAGCGCCGGGGAAAGAAAATCTACTATTATTAGATTTTTTATGGCATACCGAACGCCATGAACTTTGTCGTCCTGCTCATCTAATTGCAAAGACACCAGAAGTTGCTCAAAAAATGGTCGATAACATGACAGAGGAAACTGAAGTAACCTTTGAATTGTTAGAAGCTGAAGAAGTAGCTAGCAAAGATGTTGTCGCAGAACGAGAAGAAGCACTCGCTAAGCAGTTAGCAGAAATGCGTAAGCGTAAACGTGCATTAGTTGATCCGTTGCAATTTGAAATGTCTATCAATGCTGAAGACTTAGTGGACTATGTACCAGAATTCGGCTGGGAAATGGCTCCTGTTTCTGATAAACAAAAGAACGCTTTAGAAAAATTTGGTATTTTTACCGACGACATTGGAAATGCAGGTAAAGCTACTAAATTATTGGAGCGATTGGCCAAGAGGAGAGAAACTGGCCTAACAACACCTAAACAAATCAGAATGCTAGAACGATACGGATTTAAAAACGTTGGAATGTGGAAATTTGAAGTAGCATCAAACATGATTAACCGCATTGCTGCTAGCGGATGGCGCCTACCAAAAGGCATCAATGCTCGAGAATACCAACCTGAATAGGAGACAAAAATGGGAGAATATTGTCACTTAAAAGAATTAGATGGACTTAGATTTGGATCATTGACAGTCATTAATAGAAACCGTAACAATTCTAAGGGTGGCAATGCACGATGGAATTGTCTTTGCGACTGCGGAAATAAAACAGTTGTTATTGGAAGTAAATTAAGAAGTGGTTATACAAAATCATGTGGATGTGCACGTAAAAATGACAACGCTAAAGGTTATTCATCTACAAGACTTTACAGAATTTGGAAAGGCATGATGAATAGATGCTATAACCACAAAAACGATAATTACAAATATTATGGTGGAAAAGGTATTTCAATCTGTGATGAATGGCTAACTTTTATTAATTTTAGAACATGGTCGCTCTCTAATGGATATAAAGAATCATTAACCATTGATAGAATAAATCCAAAAGGTAACTATACTCCACTAAATTGCAGATGGGTAAGTATGAAAATGCAGCAAAACAATAAAACGAATAATAGGTATTTATCATATTTAGGTCAAGAATATACTATTGCTGAATTTTCAGAGAAGTTAAATGTTACCTATTGGACTGTAATAAATCAATTGAAATTAGGTTGGAGTGTAGAAAGAATAGTAGAAGAAGCGAGAATGAAAAATGACAGATGATAAATTTGATTTATTACCTTTACTTGATTATATTGATCCATCAAAACTATCATATCAAGACTGGGTGAATGTTGGTTTTGCCCTAAAACACGAAGGATATACTGCTATGGATTGGGACATTTGGTCACAGTCTGACAGTAGATACAAAAAGGGTGAATGTTTCGCTAAATGGGATAGTTTCCAAGGTAATGGACTTGGGACTGTCACTGGCGCAACTATCACACAGTTAGCGAAAGAAAACGGGTGGACATCTGATTACCGTACGAGTGATGAAGCCCACGAGCTTGATTGGGATAGCACTATTGATCGTGACTATAAAATTATTGACAAGAACTGGATCGAAGCAAAAGAAATTAGAGAACCTACTAACTGGTCACCCGTTCACGATTTGATTACTTACATCAACACTCTTTTTGAATCAACTGACAAAGTCGGATATGTAACAGAAACATACCCGATTGAAATAGATAAGGGCATTATCTATAAACCAACAAAAGGAGCCTATGACAGGACAGCTGGTCAGCTTATCCAAGAATTACAAAAAAATCCTAATGACATTGGTGCTGTCCTCGGTGACTATAAAGAAGAAGCTGGTGCATGGATACGATTTAACCCTTTAGATGGCAATGGTGTCAAAAACGACAATGTAACAGACTTTAGGTATGCCTTGGTTGAATCCGATAGTATGGAACTTGGTAAGCAGTATGCTTTATTTAAAGAACTAGAATTGCCAATAGCGACATTGGTCCATAGCGGTAAAAAATCATTACACGCTATTGTCAAAGTAGATGCTAAAGATTATCAGGAGTACCGCAAACGGGTTGATTACATCTATCAAATCTGTAAGAAAAACGGCCTTGATATTGACACACAGAATCGTAATCCAAGTCGTCTATCACGAATGCCAGGTATTATGCGAAATGGTCACAAGCAATTTTTGATTGATACAAATATTGGTAAAACCAATTATGAAGAATGGTATCAATGGATTGAAGATTTAAATGATGATTTACCAGAGCCAGAAACGCTAGCTGATGAATGGGATAATTTGCCAGAGCTGGCTCCTGAATTAATTAAAGGAGTGTTACGCCAAGGACATAAAATGCTAATTGCAGGACCATCAAAAGCCGGTAAGTCATTTGCATTGATTGAGTTATCTATTGCTTTGGCTGAGGGACAGAAATGGTTAGGTTGGCAATGTGAACAAGGGAAAGTCCTCTATGTCAATTTGGAGCTAGACAGACCATCAGCTTTGCACCGCTTTAAAGATGTTTATGATGCGATGGGATTACCTCCCGCTAATGTGGCAAACATTGACATTTGGAACCTCCGTGGAAAAACAGTACCAATGGATAAATTAGCACCTAAACTTATCAGACGCTCACTGAAGAAAAATTACCAAGCTGTTATTATCGACCCTATTTATAAAGTTCTCACTGGCGATGAAAACAGTGCTGATCAGATGGCCCATTTTACAAATCAATTTGATAAGGTGGCCACTGAACTTGGATGTAGCGTAATTTATTGCCACCACCATTCTAAAGGAAGTCAAGGTGGCAAAAAATCTATGGACAGGGCAAGTGGTTCTGGAGTATTTGCTCGTGACCCTGATGCATTGATTGACTTAGTGGAGCTTGAGTTGACTGAAGACCTTATCAAGGCACGCTCAGAAAAAGCAGCTGCTAAGATTTACCAACAAGCGTTGCAGGAAAAAGCTCTAGGATACTATCAACAGGAAGTAACGCTAGACGACCTAGAAAGTCGTTATCAGATGCAACAACATTTTGACAAAGCTATCAAGGATATCATGGTTAAACAGCCATATCTTGAGGCCGTCAAAAAAGCCCAGCATGAGGTAGAAATTGCCACAGCGTGGCGAGTTGATGGAACGCTACGTGAGTTTGCGAAGTTTCAGCCAGTTAATATGTGGTTTAGTTATCCCAAGCACGAGGTGGATACAACTGGCGTGTTGGCTGATATTCAGTTGGAAGATAGTAAACCTCTTTGGAAAAAAGCTAAAGAAGCTAGGAAAAGTAAAGAAGAGAATCTCAAGGAACGGAACCAAAAACTTGAGACAGCTTATAGCGCCTTATTTGATGGTTCAACACCGGTTACAGTGCAAGAAATTCGTGAATACTTGGATTTAAAATCCAATAAAAGCGTTGAAAATTATATCAAGGAACACGATGGTTACGATGTCAAAAAAGGTGTTGTGTTCCAAATTTCTGATAACAAAGAAACGGAAAAGAAAGAAAATAACTAGAAGAATTCTAAAGAAAAATTACGTTATTTTCTTTTCTCAAATCAGAAAAATACTAGTTAATTTCTTTTCTGTTTAATTTTAGAAAAACAAGAAAAATACTAGTTAATTTCTAAGAAAATACAGCCTATAACTCTTTCAGAGTTATTATAAAATGTTTTTCCTTCGTCAAAAGTCAAAGGGAAAAGGAAGAGGGGCGACTGAGCTACGCCCCCTCTGTCCTTTGTCCCATATTTGACAAAGGCGCATATAAAAAACACAAATTGGAGATGAGGTAAAAATGGAAATTTACAAACAAAGAATGATTGAAGAATATAAACAGTTAAAAAAACGCGCAGAAAAACTATCTATTGTGCTAAACAGATACTACCTTGATGAGTTAGATTTTGAATTATCTTGCCCAATTGAACTTTTACAAACGCAATGGCATATTATGGGAGCGTATTTGAAAATTCTAGAACAAAGATTTTTGGTTGAAGGGATTTATTTTAATGATTGAATTTTTTTTGCCTATGGATAAAATCCCGACGACAACTCATCAGCAAAAGAAAGTGACTGTCATAAATGGCAAGCCTCACTTTTACGAGCCTGAGAGTTTGAAAAATGCTAGGGATAAGTTTACAAGTCTTTTGGCTCAGCATGTACCACCCAGTAAGTTAGATGGTCCTATCCGTCTGACAGTCAAGTGGCTATTTCCCAAAATCAAGGGCAGCACAAACGGACAGTACAAAACGACAAAACCAGATACCGACAACCTGCAGAAGCTGCTTAAAGACTGCATGACCGAATTGGGATTTTGGAATGATGATGCGCAGGTTGCTTCGGAAATTATTGAGAAGTTCTGGGCTGATACAGTAGGAATATACGTAAAGGTGGAAGAGTTATGAAAATTGATTATATTAATTTTTTTGAACAAGTGGTTCCTGACTGGATGAGAGAGAGTAATGTCAAAATGCAAGAAGTTGGATTTAATACTGAAGCGTATTGGCAATGGGCAAATCAATCTATTGTTGCAATCTGCGAAAAGTACGGAAATGACAGTCTGATCAATGGGCAGTTTCATCTGATTTGGGAATGGTTGGAGGATAAAGCAAACGGAGGTTAACGATGACTGAAGAGCAAGAACTAATAAAACCGCTGCTAGAAGAGATAGAGCGGAAAGATGATAGATTGTATATGCAGTCTAATGTAATTGCCGTCTTAATGACAGCAGTTCTTATGTTACTGATGATAAGTATAGCCTTACAAAACCACTACGAGCCGCAAATCACAGGACTACGTACACAGCTAAGTAGGACACAAAAGCAGCTTAAACGTGCTAGCGAAGATAGGACCAGACAGACTAAGCGGATTGCGGAATTGACAGGAAATGGGGGATAAGGATGGATTATTTAATGATTGGAATAATAGTATTATCAGTAGTAATTTTTATAATGGGATTTTTCATACTTTACTATCAAGCAATAATTGTTAATTCGATGAAAAATGATTTTCGTAGAATGCGTAAAGAATTGAGAGAAGAACTCGGTTTTGATAGCTATAACTGGTCTGACAGTTTCAGAAATATGCGTAGAGATATTAAATCAAATAAAGAGTTAATATCCGAAATAAACTCTTTGCAAATCATAAAAAAAGCCAAAGAAGCTAAACGACTAGAAGAACTCGAGCAGACAAAAGCAAACGTCGAAAAAGAAATCAATAAGTTGAATGGGGGATGAAGTGGTATCTGGATGTTTAGCTTTAATAAGCTGTTTAGCTAAAATTTTAGTTGCTGTTGTTATATTAAGTGTTTTTGCGACTATTCTAATTGTAATATCTTGCATACTGTATTATATAGCCGCCGGGATCGTTTCGTTTACTTTTAGCAAGACGATAGATAAAACAAAAAATAAGTGAGGTAGGTACAAAATGAAAAACGAAAATTTTTTAGGTTATGATCTAGCTGAACTATTAGAAGAAAAATTAGTAGGGAAACGACTTAAATCAATAGACGACGAAAAGATTGTACTTGCCGATGGGACAGTAATTAAAATTGAATTAAACGAGGGTTGTGGAGGTTGTGGAAATGGGTGGTCAGAATTAAACATCACGACAGAAAACCCAAACTTGGAATCTGCTGTAATGGGTGTTGAATACACAGAAAAATATAGTGAATGGGATGATGAATTCAAAATTTTTGTCTACATGACAGACAATTCTGTTATTGAGATTTACGGATATGACGGCGTTGGTAATGGATATTATGGATATGGTTTCTGGGTTACTGTGAAGAATCCTGGTGATCTAATAGAATCTGAATTGGAGGACTAATGCTAACTACAAATCAAATACACAAACTGCTGGGAGTAAAAGAAGTCTACAAAGCGCCTGACACGTTGATAAAAATAATTTTAGACAAGGAAAAACGCGAGGACTTATTCAGACAGTTTTTGAAATATGAAACAGATGTATCTTACGACTGGTTTATGCAATATTTTGAGGAAGAACAAGCTGACCGCAAAAATAAAAAGCAAGACTTTACGCCTAAATCGGTTAGTACACTATTATCTAAAATAATAAGTGGTAATCAATACTACGAGGTAGCAGTCGGGACGGGTGGGATACTTATCCAAGCATGGCAAGAACAACGATTAAATGACAGTCCATTTACTTATCGTCCGAGTAAATACTGGTATCACGTAGAAGAGTTATCGGACAAAGCAGTACCGTTTCTACTCTTTAATATGTCTATAAGAGGGATAAATGGTGTGGTGGTGCATGGCGACTCTTTAACAAGACAAGTTAAAAACATTTATTTTTTGCAAAATACAAAAGACGACATGCTGAGTTTTAGTGATATTAACGTTATGCCAAGGACTCAAGATATTGAGCGAGAATTTAATGTCAAAGAGTGGATTGGTGATGGGATAGAACACATTGAAAATCCACTAATTGAATGGATATAACCAATAACGGTATCCCGCACGTTCGACTCGTGCGGTTGGTATTGACCGAAATTGAAAAATAGAAACGAGGACCTCCTTACACCAAAACAAAATCTAACGCTGGTTATCGGTCACTGGCTATTATTTAAGGCGCTAATACTGACATCGTACGCCTGTGTCAAAAAACAAAGGAAAGAGAGGACTTTTCTCCACAAAAAAAGACGTCCATGCGAACGCCTCCATGATTAAATACCCAACAATATTATATCATGAATGGAGAGTTAGATGGGCAACATTCCGACAACAAAAGCTAATAATTTTTTGGAAGAATTAAAGACTATCCCACATCTCATAGAGACCCTTGAAAGAGACGCTAACCTAATGAGTCGGTCGCTTGTTAAGTCTCCTCAGTGGTCTGATATGCGAGTGTCTGGTGGGGTTAAACAATCACAGGAAGACAAAAACATAAAGATGCTGCATATGGTTAGCTATTATAGTGATCAGATTGAGCGTTTAAAAGACCGTCGACAAGAAATGGCTAATTTGATTGTGCAAAGCATGGGCATTTGTGAGAGTCACGTTTTACTCACGACTTATCTTGACTGTGATGGAGACTATGAGAGAGCCAGAGAACGCTTAAACATAGGAAATCGTAATAAATACTTTATGTTTGTTAGGCGAGGAAAGGAAAGTCTGGAATTGATACTAAAAAATACTAATTAGATACAAATTGATACTACATAATACTAATAGCTGTGTTAATATTGTAGTATAGCAAAATAGCAAGAAGAGATAACCTTTTAACCAATTGGCTATTTATCTATGGTTAACCAATTAGTCATCACATTAAACGGCCACACTCGTTATAAAGCAGCCCAAAAATTAGGGCTAGAAACAGTTCCTGTTATTGTCGCAGATGACTTATCTGAAGAGCAAATTAAAGCGTTCAGACTTGCTGACAATAAAGTTGGTGAGATTGCGGATGCTTATGAGGTTAAAGCCACTCGTGAGCGCAATGGTAATTACTCACTGTACATCAAATATCCGCTAGATGGTGTCTTTGCCTCAGTTTTTAAAGAGGAAATGAAGATTAAGTCTGACGCTGGTCGTAGAACCAAATGGCAGACTTTTGAGATTAATCGGGTACTACGAAATAGTAAAGACCACATCGAGATTTTTGCGCGTCATATCTCTATGCGCACACAGGATATTGCTTTAAAACCGTTTGTAAACGGTGCGAGCGTAGGAGCCGAATCAGCTTTAGAAATCTGGAAGAAAAACCTTGTCGGTGATGATAAGTTTGACGTTAAAAGCGACATCTTAACGCTTGGTAGCTTTAACTGGGAAATTGATAAAATCGGCAATGCCCGTGGTGCTCTAGGAGGTGTCGCTGGCTCTATCCTAGATGTTTACGGTGGTGAGTACGAGTTTGACAACCGTACAATCATCTTACGCAAGCAAATGGGGCGTAAAGCTCCCACGGTATTGGAGTATGGCCGTAATATCGTCAGCGTAGAGGAGGAGCGATTGCTAGATGGCAATTACACCTCTATCTATCCTTACGTAAGATATACGCCACAACCAAAACCGCAAGAGGAACCCCCTGGTAAGCCGCATGTAGGCGAGCATAAACAACCCGAAGAACAGCTAGTGACATTGCCTGAATTTATCCTAGATGGTCAGTATCTCAGCTTATATGCTCAGCGCAGAATCCAAATGGTTGATTTATCAAGTCATTTTAACGATGACAAAAATAAAAAAGAGCCAACGATCGAAGAAATCCGAAAGCTGGCTCAGAAATACCTTAAGGATAATAACGTTGGTGCACCAAAAGTCAGCATTGAGGTTGATTATATTGACTTGTCACAAACGCTTGACTATCAAGATTTTAGAGTCATGGAAGAGGTTGAGCTTTGCGACATTGTACCACTTTATTATCCAAAGTTTGGCATCACAACTGAGTCTGAAAAAGTCGTTGAGATTGTCTATGACGTCTATACAGATAGCAANGAGCCAACGATCGAAGAAATCCGAAAGCTGGCTCAGAAATACCTTAAGGATAATAACGTTGGTGCACCAAAAGTCAGCATTGAGGTTGATTATATTGACTTGTCACAAACGCTTGACTATCAAGATTTTAGAGTCATGGAAGAGGTTGAGCTTTGCGACATTGTACCACTTTATTATCCAAAGTTTGGCATCACAACTGAGTCTGAAAAAGTCGTTGAGATTGTCTATGACGTCTATACAGATAGCAACCATACAATAAAACTTGGCACGATTGGTCAGTCCATCTCTAAGAGTTTGACAGGTGGGGTCTCAGAGCGTATCAATGCTTTGGAAAATAACCAAAAGGTTATCACCAACAGCCAGAAGCAGTTTGAACTCAATCTGCCTAAATACCTCAATGACCTCAATGGTAAACGCGTTTGGTACGAAAAACCAGATGACAATATTGAGCACAAGATAGGCGACTATTGGTTTGAAAAAAATGGCAAGTATCAGCGTACTTGGATTTGGGATGGCAATCAATGGGTCAAGGTACTAGATACAGAGGATTTAAACCCCAATCAACGAGCTTTTGATGCCGCAATAGCCGAACTCGAAAAAGCAAAAAAAGCGCAAGAAGAAATCAACCAGCGTACTGACAAAGAGCTTGAAGAATTTAGAGCCACCCTCAAAAACCTAGCTTTACCAGAAGAAGCGATTAAAAAAATCACAGAGGCTATCAAAGTTGATGACATCCCGTCTATTAAACAAAGCTTTGATGACCTCAAAAATAGAGTGAGTGAGACAAGCGAAGAATCTCGTTTAACTGCCGAAATTTTAGGAAACAACGGTAAAACCCGCTACAACAAAAATTTATTGGTTGGTGAGCCTAATCGCACGAAGTCTTACGACCAGGATTACATCGAGGTAGAAGCCAACGACGGTGGTTTCAAGCGTGGCGAGACCTATACGATTAGCTTTAGCCAGACATGTGAGCCACTCAAAAAAGTGGCTGTCACGCTGACACAGGCTAACAACAAGGGAGTTAAGTTAGTGCTGACACCTACCAAGGCTAAGATGGAAGCACAGACGTTTGAGGTCGCTAAGGATAAACAGTCTATAGAGGTTTATCCTTTGAGCTACACGGCTGTTTTAACTGGCGACTGGTATAAATCTAAGCAGATAGATTTAAACGCGTCGGAGGTGAGGGAATTGGCTCTGGAGATGGATTATAAAGAGATTGCAGATGCCAAAGGTGCAACTATCACAGGGGCATGGTCAGACAGTCCACAAATTATATTAGACGGAGGTAAAAAATGAGTGAAAATATACCGCTGCGAGTCCAATTTAAGCGGATGACTGCTAGCGAGTGGGCTCGTAGTGATGTCATCTTACTGGAGAGTGAGATAGGCTTTGAGACAGACACAGGTTTTGCCAGAGCAGGTGATGGCCACAATCGATTTAGTGACCTTGGATACATTAGCCCACTCGATTACAATCTACTGACTAACAAGCCAAATATCGATGGATTAGCGACAAAAGTCGAGACCGCTCAGAAACTACAACAAAAAGCAGATAAAGAGACCGTCTATACAAAAGCTGAATCGAAGCAAGAGCTTGACAAGAAATTAAATCTCAAAGGTGGCGTTATGACAGGTCAACTAAAATTTAAGCCAGCCGCCACTGTTGCTTATTCCTCGTCAACGGGTGGGGCGGTCAATATTGACTTGTCGTCTAGCAGAGGTGCTGGTGTTGTTGTCTATTCTAACAATGATACCAGTGATGGGCCGCTAATGAGCTTGCGGACGGGTAAAGAGACCTTCAATAAATCGGCGCTTTTTGTCGATTACAGCGGTAAGACTAATGCCGTTAATATTGCGATGCGCCAGCCAAGCACACCTAATTTTTCCTCTGCGCTTAATATTACTAGCGGCAATGAAAATGGTAGTGCGATGCAGCTACGAGGGTCAGAAAGAGCGCTAGGAACGCTAAAAATTACTCATGAGAACCCAAGTCTTGAAGCGAATTATGATAAAGATGCGGCAGCGTTATCTATTGATATCGTTAAAAAACAGAAAGGCGGAAAAGGTACTGCTGCTCAAGGAATCTACATTAACTCAACATCAGGCACGACAGGGAAGTTGCTTAGGATTAGAAACCTTAATGATGATAAGTTCTACGTCAAGCCTGACGGTGGTTTTTATGCCAAGGAAACTTCGCAGATTGATGGCAACCTGAAACTCAAGGATCCCATAGCGAATGATCATGCGGCAACCAAAGCTTATGTTGATGGTGAAGTCGAAAAATTAAAAGCACTCTTAACGGCTAAGCAAATGTAAAAAGGAGGAGATATGAGTAGAGATCCAACGTTGACATTAGACGAGTCAAATCTCGTTATTGGTAAGGATGGACGTGTGCATTATACATTTACTGCTAGTCAAGACAACCAAACAGTTAGACTAGCCAGCAACTGCTTAGGCACAGCGCACTTTAATCAGCTCATGATTGAGCGAGGGGATAAAGCGACTGGCTATGTGGCGCCTGTGGTTGTCGAGGGGACAGGTAATCCGACTGGACTATTTAAAGACCTCAAAGAGATTAGCTTAGAGCTGACAGATACTGCTAATTCCCAGCTTTGGTCAAAAATCAAGCTGACTAACCGTGGTATGTTGCAGGAATACTACGACGGTAAGATCAAGACCGAGATAGTCAACTCCGCCAGAGGTGTCGCTACACGTATCAGCGATGATACTGATAAAAAGCTAGCGCTCATCAATGACACCATTGATGGTATCAGGCGTGAGTATCGAGATGCTGATAGGAAGCTATCCGCAAGCTATCAGGCAGGCATCGAGGGGCTAAAAGCCACAATGGCCAATGATAAAATCGGTTTACAAGCTGAGATTAAAGCCTCAGCACAAGGGCTATCGCAAAAGTATGATGATGAGTTGCGCAAGCTATCGGCTAAGATCACAACAACCTCAAGCGGCACTACAGAGGCCTACGAGAGTAAGCTTGCGGGCTTACGTGCTGAGTTTACTCGCTCAAATCAAGGCACGAGGACAGAGCTCGAGTCACAAATTAGCGGACTAAGAGCGGTACAACAGACAACCGCTAGCCAAATCTCACAAGAGATACGTAACCGCGAAGGTGCTGTCAGCCGTGTGCAACAGGACTTAGCTAGCTATCAGCGGCGATTGCAGGACGCAGAGGATAATTACAGTAGCTTAACCCATACAATTAGAGGTTTGCAGAGTGAAGTGGGATCCCCGACTGGTAAAATCCAATCACGCCTTACTCAACTAGCAGGACAAATTGAGCAGCGGGTTACTAGAGATGGTGTCATGAGTATTATTAGTGGCGCTGGAGACAGCATTAAATTAGCTATCCAAAAGGCTGGCGGCATTAATGCCAAAATGTCTGGTAATGAGATTATCTCAGCAATTAACCTCAACTCCTACGGAGTAACAATCGCAGGTAAACACATCGCTCTCGATGGCAATACGACGGTTAATGGCACCTTTACCACAAAAATAGCCGAGGCTATCAAGATTAGGGCTGATCAGATTATTGCAGGCACGATTGACGCTGCTAGGATTAGAGTGATTAACCTTAACGCAAGTAGTATCGTTGGTTTAGACGCTAACTTTATCAAAGCTAAAATTGGCTATGCTATCACTGATTTGCTCGAGGGCAAAGTCATCAAAGCTCGTAATGGCGCTATGCTTATCGACCTTAACAGCGCTAAGCTTGATTTTAACAGTAACGCGACCATCAACTTTAACAGCCGAGATAACGCTCTAGTGCGTAAAGACGGTACACACACTGCCTTTGTACACTTTAGTAATGCCACACCAAAAGGTTATACAGGTTCGGCACTATATGCCTCTATTGGTATCACCTCATCTGGTGATGGGGTCAACAGTGCGTCATCTGGACGTTTTGCGGGTATGCGTTGCTTTAGGCACGCTACAGGCTACAACCACACTGCGGCAGTCGACCAGACAGAAATTTATGGTGATAGTGTACTTATTGCAGATGACTTTAACATCAATAGAGGCTTTAAGTTTAGACCAGACAAGACGAAAAAAATCCTTGATATGAACAACTTGTATGATGCTGTTGTTGCACTCGGACGTTGCTGGGGACATCTGAGGAATGCCGGGTGGGATACCGCTCGCAGCAATTTTATAGCTGCTGTCACTAGAGAGTTGAGTAATTACATTGATATTATTTAAAAGGAGACAACATGGATTTAACACTAAAAAATAAAGACTTAAACACGTTTTATAGCGTACTTGACAAAATCAAAATCACTAATATGCGTGCCAACCGTGGACGTGCCAAGCTACTGGCAAAAGTGGTCGATAAAATCAACGAGTACGCCAAGGATGAGGCTGACATTATTGACTTGTACGCTCTAAAAAATAAAGACGGCAAGTTTGTCATCGACGAGCATAAAAATATCAAGATTGAGGACCCAAAAAAAATCGACGAGCTCAACGACTTACTGACAGAGCTTGGTAATGAGGACATCACTATCAAAGGCCATGAGTATTCAAAACGCTTTATCGATTTCTTGGAATATCTAGCCGAATCAGAAGATGAATTTACATCAGAGGAAATCGTCTTAATTGATAATATTTTGGAACAATTTGAAGAAAGTAAAGGAGAATAATTATGCGCAATTGGAAAGTAACAGGGAAATATCCACAATATGACAGCACAGGAGCAGTCGCAAGCACACATATTATTATCACTGCTGAGGATGGCTCAGTCATCTCTCAACCAATCAAGCAGGACTTAACCTCAACTAATGACACAGAGATTATCAAAGCCGCTTTGGAAGAATTTAAAAAATCTGAATACGTTGAAATTGCTATGGGCGAAGCAGTCCAAAAAGTTGATGACTTGGAAAAAATCTCACAAGAAACCGCTAAGACTGCTAAAACAGCCCAAACAGCCGCTGGACTAGCTAAGGTGTCCGCAGAGCGTACACAGCGGATGATTAACTTGCAAACCATCCACGTATTGACAAGTGGTGGGAAAGTTGAACCTGATATCTACAAAGGTATGTTAGAGCTAATCGAGCCAGCCAAAAAAGGTGAGTATCAAGCTTATGACGTGTTTACGGTGGTTGACAGTACTAAAGAGGAAGATGGTGAAGCAGGCGAAGGGAACTTAGTCTTTGTACATGTTAACGAGCCATTTACTTATGAGGCACAGACCTTAGAGGAGCTTGAGTCAGAGGACAAAGTAACAGTCATCAAATATGCGGAATTAGTTAAACAAGATTAGGGGTGGTTAGATGCACTTTGATTTATTGCAGATAGGAGCTGCGTGTACCGCTCTCTTGTCTATCTTGGGTGTTTGGGGATTTATCGTCAACCCCTTTAAAAAAGCCATGGAAGCTAATGAGTTTGCCATGGCTCAGCTCAAGGACTCAATTAAGGAGTTAGCTTATGAGCTTAAAAACCTTGATCGTGACCGTGAGATTACCAAAAAAATTATCGATCGCCACGAAGAGCGTTTAGGGCGTGTCGAAGACGAAGTTATTATCAACAAAGAACGTATTATTACGCTATTTAAAAAAGGAGAAGAAAAATGAATAAATGGTTTAAAAAAGTAGCAATCAAAACAATCAAAACAATGGCACAAACAGCTGTTGGTCTTATCGGGTCAAGCGTGTTGATTACGGATATTAACTGGCCAACGATGTTGTCAGCGGTATTACTATCAGGACTAACTTGTGTCCTGATGAATGTGTCACAAATTAAAGAAGAGGAGTAACCATGAGAAAAGCAATCACACAACTAGCCGTCATCATAGCTATCATAGTGCTATATTTTCCACTGGCCGTGATTGCTTTGATTTTGGCTCCATTTATAGGAGAGGATGATAGATGGCATTTTTAGACAAAATAAAAAGCGCAGTTATCGCAGAGTGGCACACTCATAAGATTTTGCCATCTCTGACAGCTGCTCAAGCCATTTTAGAGAGCGGGTGGGGCAAACATGCCCCACACAACGCTCTGTTTGGTATTAAGGCAGATAGCTCTTGGACTGGTAAATCATTTGATACCAAAACCCAAGAGGAATATCAAGCAGGTGTTGTCACGGATATTGTGGACCGATTTAGGGCGTATGATAGTTGGGATGAGTCGATAGCTGATCACGGACAATTTTTAGTTGATAATCCACGCTATGAGGCAGTTATTGGGGAGACTGACTATAAAAAGGCTTGTTACGCTATTAAAGCAGCTGGATACGCTACGGCAAGTAGCTATGTCGAACTTTTAATCCAACTGATTGAGGAAAACGACTTACAAAGTTGGGATAGAGAAGCTCTTAAAAATAATAAGGAGGAAACGATGACAACCGCAAACGAAATTGTACAATACTGTGTTAACCTTGCTAATTCAGGCATGGGTGTTGACAAAGACGGTGCTCACGGGACGCAATGCTGTGACTTGCCTTGTTTTGTCGCNAACCTTGCTAATTCAGGCATGGGTGTTGACAAAGACGGTGCTCACGGGACGCAATGCTGTGACTTGCCTTGTTTTGTCGCTAAAAATTGGTTTGGTGTTGATCTTTGGGGCAATGCGATTGATTTATTAGACAGCGCAAGTGCGCAAGGCTGGGAAGTCCATCGTATGCCAACAGAGGCAAACCCAAAAGCAGGCGCTACATTTGTCCAATCAGTGCCGTATCATCAATTTGGACATACGGGAATTGTTATCGAGGATAGTGACGGTTACACCATGCGCACTGTCGAGCAAAACATTGATGGCAATCCTGATGCTTTGTATGTCGGTGCACCAGCTCGTTTTAACACTCGTGACTTTACTGGCGTGATAGGTTGGTTTTACCCACCATATCAAGGGGATACAGTCACGCAACCAGTCAGCACCGAGCCGCAAACTTCTGACACTATCGTAGAGACAGCAAAAACAGGCACCTTTACCCTTGATGTTGCAGAGATCAATATCAGACGCTGGCCAAGTCTAGCCAGCGAGGTTGTAGGTATCTACAAGCAAGGTGATACTGTCAGCTTTGATAGCGAGGGCTACGCTAATGGCTATTATTGGATTAGCTATGTTGGAGGCTCAGGTATGCGTAACTACCTAGGTATTGGACAGACTGATAAAGATGGGAATCGCATCAGCCTTTGGGGTAAATTAAATTAGGAGGTAAAGCTCCGAGATAAGACAAAACCGCTCAGATTATTCTGGGCGGTTTTTTGTGTATGATGAATTATTTTTCAAGATAAATATCGAAATGACTAAAGTTCTTCATATTGATAATTCTATTATCTTTATATTTTGCAAAAATATCTGATCTAGTCCCTTCATTTGGTGAGTCAAATAAGTCTATTTGCTCATGTTTCCCATCTTTTGTGCCAATTTCGATTCTGCCGCTTACATAAGGAGAAGTAGCGTCATAAATTTTATAATTATCCATAAGGTATTTTCTGATTTTAAAGTCAATTTCCTGGAAAGTTACGATATCTTTTTCTAGAATAATTTTGTTATTTAAGTTCTGTTGAGATTCTCCCGAAATAAATAGATTTCCCAATAATTTATGATTTACTTTATTATTTTGAGCAGGCGTAATTCCTCCATAGATGTACTCACCGGTGTGAGAATTAAGAATATAAAATAATCCAAAAACATCTACATGATCATCTCGTTTAAATTTTTGAGAGGCCTCATAAGACATTTCGGAACTAATATAATAGTCTTTCCCTCTATATTTTTGAGTATCAATGTTTAATGTGTGTGTCGTTGAAAAATTTACCCTGCAATTTTTATAATCATAAGGAGTTATAGTGTATGCATAAAGTAAATCACTTTTAACATTCGAAATGTCTTTCTTAGAGTCACTTTTGATGATAGGTGAAATAGTAGAAATCAGTATGACTGTAATTATGAAAACTATTTTGATGATGTTAATCTTTTTCAT